GGAACACACCGCCCCCGAACACGCCGCCCCAGAACTCGCCGCTGTGGAACACACCGCCCCAGAACTCGCCGCTGTGGAACACACCGCTGTGGAGCCGAGCATGTTTGAAAATGTAGAAATCCTGACCTTCCAGGGTAACTTTATCTGATTTGATTGAATCAAGATCCTCACACCATCCCAGTTTATCATCACCGTTGATGACGCGATACAATGTTCTCCCGTACTTCTCGATTGTTTCATCTGTTAATTCATACATCGTTGATCCTCCTGTTATTGTTTCAATCAACTTAAACAGCTAAACAAACTTTGTCAACACTTTTTTACAAGTTTATTCATAAGAACGATAAAGGCAAGTTCTGCTGTTGCTGGCACGACTCCATTTCCGAGCAATCGCAGTTCATCAGTTCGATTGTCACAGGTTGTGTACAGCTCGGCATTGTCCAGCCAATCGGTAGCCCCATCAGTGTTTCCACCCATCGGGGATTCAGTTTGCCCGACGACTCTTGGCGGTTCCCATCCGTGCTGTGGCTCGCCAGGGCGAGAGGGCCATAGTAATACACCGTCCTCGGCAGCTGGTCGATGCGTCCTGTCTCCCCCCCTTCCGTCCCTCATCGTAGACATCCCTGGCGTGTCCTTCCAATCCCTCGCTGATGCGGTAGGCCAGTTTGCCGCTTCCCGTAGACTTTTCGGGCCGTTCGTCTTGTTGCTGTTCTTGTCCGGTGCATCTGGGCAACAGTCCGGCGTCGGGTAATTTAGCGAGGATGAACACCCGTTTTCGGCGGTGGGGAGCACCAACTTCTTCCGCGCTGAATATTCCTGCCGTTGCTGTGTAACCCACTCTTTCCAGCTCTCGGAGGACATGGAGCAGAACGGCTGTTCCCGCTTCGTCTGACCAGTCATCTGACTTGAGCTTGGCGCTGATGATCCCTTCGACGTTTTCAAGAAAGACAAAGGTCGGTTGCATGTCGATGATTGACTGTTTAATGTAAGGGAACAAGTGTCGCGGGTCATCATCGGCGTTACGGTTCCCTGCTGCGCTGAATGGTTGACACGGGAAACCCGCAACGAGGATGTCAACAAGTCCGTGAAACTGCTTGCTTGGGAAGGTTTTAAGATCCGGCCAGACAGGTGCCGGGTCCATGAGTCCCGCTTCCATTTTAGCGACCAAGTTCGCTGCTGCAAAACCTTCGATCTCACTAACAGCAATGACGCGCAGATTCGGGATTGCTCGTCTAAGTCCGAGACAAATGCCTCCGTAACCCGCGCAAAATTCGACAACTCTAAATTTTTCGGCAATATCCATGTCACGCCTTACCTCCTTCAATCACAGTCATCGATGTACCCGATCTCACCAGTGACATCTGACGTTCGTATTCTTTATACAATTCTACCCGCCCCATCTTCACATACATACTGTGGTTCCGTAGAATATACATCCTCACATCGGTTCGACCCTTTGTCGCTTTCACTTGTAAACCTAATCCGTTTTGCTTCATCACTTTACCGATCACATTCGCACCGGGTAGCGTTTTAAGAGTGATGCCGATATTTGTCAACGGTGCTGTTTTGAGTGATGCGTGAATGTCAGATACCGTTACCAAGTCAGATTTGAGCAACCCCATTTCTTGCAGTATGAACTCCTCGATCATCATCAGCAGTGAATCTTTAGAGCTCTCCTGAATCTCTTTGACAAACTCAGTCAGATGAGGGACACGACCCGGATCAAAGTCACTGAGATCCACAGCGGTCATCAGATAATGGACGCACGCTTTCCATCCCTCACAATCACGAATCCAGTTCCACCGGTCATCCCAGTACGCTTGCCACTCTTTGGTCACTTGACCCGTGACAGCATCTCTGATCGTCACTGTGGTCCACACAGCATAGTAACGTCGCGCATCGTTACTCAGGTTCAAAGGCATAGCGCTGTTCGATGTCATGGTGACGTTGACCACGTTACGAACCAAGACGGGTTTAAGTCCTTTCAGGTTCACGCGCAGAAGATGAGGGGGAGCTGTTGCTAGGGGTTTGAGTTTATTCGTGACAGCTTTTGCCTCGCTGCGATCACCTAACTCAGTTTCGTTAATATGGAGATACTTTGTTGACAGTAAATACTCTTGAAAGGACTCAAGCAGATTGTCACCGTTAATTGTGGTGGTATCACGCCCCATCGCCCGTGTGAGAGGATAAAGCAGAAAGTCCTTACCGTTACCCTCTCCGCCCCCGAGTAACAGAATGTGGTTGATCTTCTGCTCAGGATGACGCAACGTGAACGCCATCCATTTGAGGATGTGGTCTTTATGTTCCTGCCATCCGAGTACGTCAAAGTGGTCAAGCCATCGTTGCACACAGCCTGGAACACCCTGCTCAATGTCACCAGCCCAACCATTGACATATTTGACACCCATCTCTGTATAGATTCGTGGCATCCCTGGTGCATAGTCGAGCCGGTCAACCTTCTCAACACGACCACTAACCAGCGCCTCTGATCGAGCGTCCTGATCGAGATGAGCAAATGTACTTTGAAACCCTTCAGCACTGAGCCACATACGTTTTGTAATGTTGTAAAACTGATTCTGTTCAGACACATAAATATGATCGTCATAAAAGTTGCAATCCTTATCAACTTTCGGGTACCACACCTTGCGCTGCTGCTCGATGATTGATTGTAGGTCTTGCTTGCTCCAATCCATGTGATCGCGCACCTGCTGCCACCAGTTGAGACGTGTCCCATGGTCAAGGCTGTCAACAGCTTTCAACACGTTGTACGCTGCCAGTGTTGCATTGGGATCCAGCGGTGGGATGCGCCGTAGCACGTCGACCACTTCCTGATAGTTGACCATCTGCTCTGTTGCTGGTTCAGCGACACCCATGAAGTCCAGACTAACCGCTGGCACAGGTTTAGGGTCAACCGTACCACCGAAGCTGCGGATCACTTGCCACTTTGTCAGATCAGTCTTGAAACCGGGATGCGATGACTCGATGAACCGTAACAGATCTGCACCGGTTCGATGTTCGCACGCTCCGTGGTGACACTTAAACCCTATTGATCCGTCATTGTTCGTGAACACAGCCGCACCATCATCAACCGCGTTAGTGTGTTCTTCCACCCAAGGACATTGAATGTCATATCGTCCTGCTGATCGAACCTCTTTGACGATGATTTCAGGGACGGACAACAACGGATGATCTGAGACTTCGGAAGCTCCGTCAACTCGACCCTCCCTGCGTTCAGCGTGCAAATCAACACGGAATGGTCCAGCAAGTGATTCGATAGAAGTTGTGACGTTAGGGTTCCAGTCCAACATGATACACTTGGTAGGCGTCCCGTTGACAAGTTTACTCGCTTTCGAGTTAACCCCTTCAGGAAGTCTGACATATCGTGTTACCCCTTTCATACCTGGATCTTTACCCGCTGGTGCAAGTCCCTGTGCAACGAGTCCATCGAGTAAGTTCTCAACCATGTGACGATTGGTGCAAGGCACATCAAGCACCCACCCCCATTGCTCGGAGCCGGGTGATGTCTGCAACTTATATGTCGGTTGAGGTAATCGTTCAACAGCGTTGATATCTAGTTTCTCCCGCACATCATCAGCGACGATCACATGAGTGCAACGGAACAACGCCTTACGACGACGCGCTTTATTCTGCTCATCACCATAGAACGTGCTGATAGTGAAATATTGATTGGTGTTCGGCTGAATGTAGTACCGACTGAAGTAGTCACCAGACCAACACTTCATCCGGTTCTCAGCGGTAATGTTCGACGGATCATCAGGGAACGCTGTGACGTGCGCCCATATATAATCGTCACCGAATAACGTTTTTAGGAATGTCTCGTTATCTATTTGCATTTAAGAACTCGTAAACGGTGATGGCGAATTTTTTAGGATCAATGATGCTATTTTTAGACCACCATGTGCACTTCCATTTTTCAGTGGTGTCACTCTCAAACTCGTCAATAAAATCACACCACCATTCTTGCTCTTGTGACCATTTCCACAGTTTGAAGAAACCTTTGTGTGAAAAGAAGTTTACAGATGGAAATTTGTAACATTTAAAATCGCTAACATATTTCCACGATCTTTTTGTTTCACCACCGTCTACAACTTTTGTCAGATATTCATTTATTTCCCTTATGTCCACGATCAACCTCCGTAAATTTTACTAAGTGCTTGAAACATCTCAATATCAACCATCATCGTTCCGAAAAACAGCAACTCATAATCATGTTTATGTTTAGCGTTTATAAATGCCAGAATCACAGTAAACATACCAGCCTCCTTATTTAAAGTCTGGAAACAGTGACACAGTTACTCTGAAACGTCAAGCAACTTATTTTGTAAAAAAGTGTTGACAGGGTTGATGAGCTGCGTTAGTGTTGCATCCACATCAACCACAAATTCACATAAGAAAGGAGAAACACAGTGTCAGAGCAACGCACGTACAACGTAAAAGTAGACGCTGACGACTTGGACAAGTTCGTCAAGAAAGCAAAGGAGATTGGACGCAAGAACACCGACCTCACCCGAGAGTTTATCAAAGCGTTCAATGAAGACCGGATGACAATCACACCGAGCGAAACACAGCTCAAACAATCAGAACTCTACAAAAAGGAGAATTAAAATGTTGATGGAAGACGCACCTTGTCCAGTATCCCCGCGTCAAACGGGTAAACTTGAATCAATGCTGCAAGAAATGAGCAATAGTGTTTATGAAATTGAACGTGCTGAATCAATACTGCAAGATCTCATCGTTCGCATTGATGGTCCGGCACATCAACCAGAAATTAAGACTTCTTGCGAAAAAGTGAATGAACCAACAACCCTGGTACACGATACTGACAGATTGTTGAATCGCATCTGTTCGTTGAATAACAAGCTGCATTCCGTTGCGAATACTTTACACGATCTCATCTAAAAGGAGAACTAAACCATGGTACAAGTCACACTGAATTTTGAAACCGAACAAGCCGCCGCCGAAGCACTGATGAAGTTATCTGCATCTGAGGTTGTAGCCGAAACCCATGCTACCCCTGCTCCTGCTCCGCCGGCCGCTGCCCCTGCCGCTGCTCCTGCTCCGCCGGCCGCTGCCCCTGCCGCTGCTCCTGCTCCGCCGGCCGCTACCCCTGCTCCGCCGGCCGCTGCCCCTGCCGCTGCCTCAACGGAGCCTGTCAGTAAAGAGCAAGTGCAACAAGAGATGCAGAACGTAGCGACAGCGATGGGTGACCAAGGTGCAGCATGTTTCGCAATCATGAAAGAATACGATTGCACCGGTATCGCGCAACTCACCGCCGAGCAGCGTATTGAAGTGTTCGCAAAGGTCAAGGCGATGGCATGAGTCACGCACGACTAGGACCAAGTAACCACCGCTGGCCACATTGCCCAGGGTCAATCCGTGAGGAGTCAGCTTACCCCGATTCATCGGGTGACGCTGCAATCGACGGCACAGGTTCACATTTACTACTTGAGTTGTGCATCGCTGCTGGGAATAAAAGCGGTAAGTACGACGCATCAGAGTGGCTGGATCGCACCATTGGAGAAGGTCACGAGGATCGTCCACAAGGCTGGTGGGTCAAGCAGGATCGCATTGACCGTGTTCAGATGATGCTTGATTACATTCAGCGTCGTCGCAAAGAGATGTTTGTGTCGTACCCTGTTGCATCAGAAGTGCAAAGTAACCCTGGTTACTATTTCGGAAGAGATGATTGGTGGGGAACCGTCGATGTTGAGATGCGTACAAAAGAGATCCTTGAAGTCTCAGACTACAAAGATGGTCGAATGTATGTTGATGTCAAGGACAACTCGCAACTGATTTCATACGCCGCTGGCCGTCTCGCACCGTTCATTCTTCAGGATGGTGGCGTTTGTGACCCGACAAAGACTGATATCAAAACAGTGCGGATGAGTATCGTGCAACCGAAGACAAACCCCGCTGTACGATACGTTGACATGACGCCGGTTGATCTGTGGAATAAAGCTGTTGAACTGTCAATCGCAGCAGCGATGACTGATGACCCTGATGCGATGATGATTGAAGGGAAACATTGTACATGGTGCAAACATGGCAGAGCTGGTAACTGTGAAGCGAAAGCCAGAAAAGTATCGGAAGGAGTTAAACGTATGAATTTAGATATGCCAGATGTACCAGCGTCAGAGATGACTGATCAACAACTTGCTGAGATCATGGACGCAGCACCGTTGATCACCAAAATGATTGAGCAAGTAAACGCTGAGACAAAGAGTCGCATTGAGTCTGGTGGCACAGTTCCAGGTTACATTATGGGCACAGGTCGCAGCTCTAAGAAGTGGGCAGACGATGAAGAGATCGTTGCTAAGAAGTTGACAGGTATGCGTCAGTTCAAAAAAGCAGACGCTTATCCGGCGAAACTGATTACCCCTGCTGCTGCGCTCAAGTTCCCCGGTCTGTCTGATCGTCAGAAAGCAAGCATCGAGAAGATGATTGAAGTTGTACCGGGTAAACCTTCAGTCGTCCGTTCAAATAAAACCGTCAACACTGTTGAAGATATGTTCGGTGCAAATGATACCGGTATGTCATTCATGTAAAGGAGCGTTATGGTTTCGCTAAGAACTCAATTAGATCGTTGTCGTGAACAACGTAAGCGGGATTTGCGACGGCTGCAACGTAAAGAGAAAACCAATCTACCGTATATGCGTATCGGTGATCGCGGTTGTCCGTACCACGGTAAAGACACATTCAGTGGTCAGAACCGTAAGTTTGCGGATCGTGTTTATCCTACTGGCGGTGGTTATTTTCGCCTGATTCACATTTAAAAGGAGTATCAATATGTTAGTAAAAGGTACATTGAGTTTCCCAACACTGTTCACGCCTAAAGTTGCAAAAGGTGCAACTGAATCTAAGTATTCTGTAACGGTTTTGTTCCCGCCAACTGATCCGCAGGTTGCACAGATTGAAGCAGCGGTCAACACTGCTAAATCTGACACGTATCCATCCGGTTTCCCCGCTGGTACAGATTGTTGCTGGATGCCGTATGATGACAAGTATCGTGGTAAAGATTACTATGATCAGCGGTTCAGCGGTTGGTGGGCACTGAGTTGCAATGCGAAAGAAAACGATAAACCGGCAGTTGTTGACGCAAACCATGTTGACATTATCGACCCGTCAAAAGTTTACAGCGGTTGCATCGCTGAGGTGCATCTCGGTATCAGCGGTTACACTAAAGGCCGCGGTGGTATCGGTGGATGGTTGAACGGTGTCAAGTACAGTGGTGAAGAGGGGTCAATGGGACGCCTCGACGGCAAGCCGAACGTTGATCAGATGTTCGGTGGATCAGCAGATGCATCTGCCCCTGCTGCCCCTGCTGCTCCTGCTGCTCCTGCTACTCATGCTACTCATGCTGCCCCTGCTGCCCCTGCTGCCCCTGCTGCCCCTGCCCCTGTTCACCAGATGACAGCTAAGGCTGCTGGCGCAACATACGAGCAGTTCATGGCGCAAGACGGTTGGACTGATGAGCTGTTGATCTCTGAGGGTTACATGCTGCCCCCTGGTGGAGCACCACTGGCGTTCCAATAGGTTGAGTATTGCTCGATCCCTTCATATCCTGCATTGTGTGGGGATCGAGTTTTTTAACAAACATCATAAAGAGGTCGTTATGTTTAAGAAACTAACATTATTAATTATCGTTTGTTCAGTCGTCGTGTTGACAGGGTGCGGGTCAAACCCCAGCACACCAGCGGGATCAGAAGGTTACGTCTTTGAAAACCCTCGCATGTTCGGAGAAGGTGGTTTCAGGGGTACACTAAAGGGTCCTCAAAACTTCGGCGTTTCAGTATTCTGCCGGAACGAGATCATCAATATCGATATGCGACCAAATACTTACCGTGAAAACTTCAACATCCTGGCTAACGACGACCTAAATATCTCCGTCGGTTTTCACGCGGTCTTATCACTGAAGAGCGGAACCGTCAAAGATGTTGTCGAAAACCTTGGTGGCGAACAATGGTATCGACGCTTCGTGCAAAAAACTTACCGGACATACGTGAGAGAAGCTGTTCAAGGTTACGATAGTAAAGGGATAAAAGAAAACCGTGACAGTATCGCAACAACAGTACGGACAAGGTTGCGTGACTATCTGAAAGAAACACCAGTGGTCGTGAAAAGTGTAGTTGTTGGTAACATTGATTACCCGGAGGCCGTAGCTCAGGCAGTAGAAAAGAAACTTGCCGCCCAGCAACAACTGGAAGCCAAAGAAACCGAACGTCAAATAGCCCGAAAAGACGCTGAAATCAAGATAGAGGAAGCCAGAGGTATCGCAGAAGCACAGCGGATTATCAACACCACCCTGACAGTTAACTACCTTCAGCATGAGGCAATCAATGCTCAATTAAAAATGGCTGAATCGCCCAACCATACAACCGTATACATCCCGTCAGGGAGCAACGGTATCCCCTTAGTTGGTAATATTAAGTAATGTATCCCTCCCCGCTGATCCTCCAAACTCCCACGCAGCGGGGAGGCTTTTTCTTGAGAGGTTACGATGACACTTGAACGGATCAGACAAATTAAAAGAGAATTGAAATGTAAAGATAAGTTGACCGTTGTAATTTCTCACGAGGAAGCTTTTAACCTTGCTGTAGATTTAGGTTTGGATGACGTCAACGGTCACATTGTTGAAGGTGTGACAATTGAGATAGGGTGTGAAACATGTTGACTAAACTTAGAGAAATCAGAGCAGAACACATGCTCGATAATAAAGAGTTGGCATCTTTTGTAATGAACGAAAACGATGCCACTAGATTGTTGCATGATCTTAAAGAATTCGTACATCTTGGCGGAATGATGAGTGAAGCAGATGTCAACATTGCTATTCGTCTTGCTGAACGTTGTGACTACTCAAAAGTGTGCGAACTGTTAGATGGTTCAATGTTGTTCGGTATTCCTGTATCAATCAATATCACCGCAGAGGATTTATGAAAGATTGGATTTACGACATCGAGACATATCCCAACATCTTCTGTGTTGGGTTTAAATGCGGATCAGATACCCGCACATTTGAGATCAGTTGGAGAGTTAACCAGATTACAGAGTTACTGCAATTCATCGGTCAGATGAAGATCAACGGTGATCGGATGGTTGGTTTCAATAACCAGGGTTTCGATTACCCGGTGATTCACTACATCATTGAGAATCAGAACCACGTCACAGTGCTGGACATCTACAATAAAGCAATGTCGATCATCAACGCAGGATTCCATAACAGGTTTCAGCATGTGATATGGGATGACCAGTGTCACGTTCCTCAAGTCGATCTGTATAAGATCCACCACTTTGACAACGTATCTCGTGCGACAAGTCTTAAGGTGCTTGAGTTCAATATGCGACTCGACTTCATTGAAGATCTACCGTTCGTCCCGGGCACACTGCTCAATTGGGATGAGTGCGGTGAATTGGTCAGTTACATGTGGAACGATATTGACGCAACTGAGCGATTCTATTTCGAGTCAACAAAGCAAATCGAGTTCCGTGAAACTCTGACCGAGAAGTACGGTCGTAACTTCATCAACCACAATGACACAAAGATCGGTAAAGACTATTTCATCATGGAACTTGAGCGAATTGTTCCAGGATTCAACAAAAGGAATCAGACACCACGGGAGTCAATCAGAGTGGATGATATCATATTCCCGTATGTCAAGTTCAAAGAACCAGAGTTCCAGCGTATCCTGAACTGGTTCCGCGCTCAGACGATCACTGACACCAAAGGTGCTTTTAAAGATGTCAACTGCACCATCAACGGGTTCCAGTTTGACTTTGGTACTGGCGGTATCCATGGATCTGTTGACTCATGTATCGTTGAGTCAGATGATGAATATGTTCTGATCGATGTTGACGTTGCATCGTATTACCCCAACCTCGCAATAGCGAATCGACTTTACCCTGAACACCTCGGTGACATGTTCTGTGACATTTACCAAGACGTTTACAATCAACGCAAGACTCACGCCAAAGGTACTGTTGAGAACGCAATGCTGAAGCTGGCGCTCAATGGTGTGTATGGTGATAGCAACAGTAAGTATTCTCCTTTCTATGATCCGCAATACACCATGAGCATCACGATCAACGGTCAACTGTTACTGTGCATGTTGGCTGAATCACTGATGTCGGATCACCGCGTTCAAATGATCCAGATCAACACTGACGGACTGACCATCAAAGTTCATCGAGGTATGCGCGAATGGGTTTCAGATGTGTGCCGCTGGTGGGAATGGTTGACAGGGTTGGAGCTTGAGGCTGTTGACTACAACCGCATGATGATACGTGATGTCAATAATTATATTGGCGAATACACTGATGGAAAGTTGAAGAGTAAAGGTGCATACGATTACGATCTTCAATGGCACCAGAACCACAGTAGTATCATTGTAGCCAAAGCAGCAGAGGCCGCACTGGTTCATGGTAAAGATATCCGCGAGTTTATTGAGAACCACAGCGACATCCACGAATTCATGCGCCGCACCAAAGTGCCACGCAGCAGTAAGCTCGTCACCGTTGATTACGAGGGTAATGATACTCAGGTTCAGAATGTCAGTCGATACTACATCAGTTGCCTTGGTGACGATCTGGTGAAGATCATGCCACCGACACCCGGTCAAGTGAAGAAGGGTAAGACTGATGATCGACGTATCGGCATTGACACAGGATGGAAGGTGACGATCTGTAATGACATTCGTGAATGTAATCCTGACGAGATCGAGTTCGAATGGTATATCAAGGAAGCTGAGAAGCTTGTCAAACCGTTGCTGTAAAAAAGTGTTGACAAAGTTTGTTAAGGATTCTATAAATGGGTAAAGCAGAAGCAGCAGTCGAGAAGGAACTCGATAAGCAGGTCAAGTTAGCTGGTGGGTTCAGTCGCAAGTGGGTCAGTCCGGGTCATGCTGGGGTTCAGGATCGGATCTGTTTCTTCCCCGATGGTGAAGTATGGTTCATCGAAGTTAAGACAGCAGGACGCAAACCTGACGCTCACCAGCTCAGAGAGATAATGCGTCAGCGGGAACTCGGTCACAATGCTGGGTATCTCGCTGGCATTCACGAAGTAATTTCATTCATTTCATCGAACAGAGTTGAGTGGATGGATAGACAGATGGGGATGTTGTTATGATTTACGAGGAGTTCCTAAAATCTAAAAAGATTGAAAACATTTACTCAGGTTTCGATCCTGTTGATCTGAATGATAATCTTTTCGATTTTCAAAAGGACATTGTGACGTGGGCGTGTCGCCGCGGTAAAGCTGCAATATTTGAGGATTGCGGATTAGGTAAATCAATTCAGCAGTTATCGTGGGCAAATCAGGTATGTCACCACACAAACGGCAACGTGTTGATTGTTGCACCGTTGGCTGTATCAAAACAGACAAAACGCGAAGGTGAAAAGTTCGGAATCATTGTCAACATCGCAAGATGTCAAGATGATATCCAACCAGGAATCAATATCACCAATTATGAAATGCTTGATAAATTCCATGCGAGTAATTTCACAGGCGTGGTGCTGGATGAATCAAGTATTTTGAAAAATTACTCAGGTAAAATTCGTAACAACATTATTCAGAAATTCAGAGACACGCCGTACAAGTTAGCATGTACAGCAACCCCGTCACCGAACGATCTGATGGAGCTTGGTAATCATTCTGAGTTCCTCACAGATGTGACTCGTTCTGAGATGTTAGCGATGTTTTTTGTCCATGACTCTGGTGATACCGCGAAATGGCGATTAAAGAAACATGCCGCTGGCGAGTTCTGGGAATGGGTTTGTACATGGGCTGTTATGATCCGTAACCCGAACGAAATAGGATACGATCAAGATGGTTACACGTTGCCGGATCTAAATGTCATTGATCATTGTATCCCTTATTTCATGGATGATGTTCCTGAGAAAATGGGACTCAATGACAGACGAAAAGCACGACGAGAAACGATAACAGATCGGTGCAACATTGCCGCAAATATTGTCAATAACTCTGATGAGACATTCATCGTTTGGTGCGATCTCAACGATGAGTCAAAGCTATTGACAGAACTGATAAATGATTCTGTTGAAATAAAAGGAACACATAAATCTGATCACAAAGAGAACAGCATGATTGGGTTTTCTGAAAACGAGATCAAGTGCTTGGTGACTAAACCAAAGATAGCAGGTCTAGGTATGAACTGGCAGAACTGTCACAATCAAATATTTGTAGGTTTGTCAGATTCTTATGAGCAATACTATCAGGCAGTCAGACGTTGCTGGCGTTTCGGTCAAGAATCAGATGTTAATGTTCATGTGATTTACAGTCAGAAAGAAGGGACAGTTGTCGATAATATCAGGTCTAAAGAACAGATGCATAATGAAATGTTCAATACAATGATTAACGCAATGCAACCGATCACATCACAAACCGTGAAACATTCGTCTGTTAAAAAAGAATACAAGCCTGGAACAGTAATAAATCTTCCAACATTCATGAGGTAGACATGACGAAAGTTAAAGATCAAATCATCAATGAAAAGTTCAGTTTATATAACGCCGATTGCGTATCAACAGTTGCGTCAATGCCGGATGAATCTATTGATTATACAATATTTTCACCACCATTTTCATCGTTGTACACTTACAGCGATAGTATCAATGATATGGGTAACTGTCGAAACGATGATGAGTTTTACAATCATTTTAAATTCTTAGTGAAAGAGTTATATCGCACAACGAAGGCGGGGAGACTCGTCACATTCCATTGTATGAACATTCCTGCAATGAAAGAGCGTGACGGGTATATCGGTATTAAGGATTTCCGTGGTGATTTGATCCGAATGTTCCAGGATTGTGGATTCATTTACGCATCAGAAGTTTGTATATGGAAAGATCCGCTCATTGAAGCTGTAAGAACGAAAGCACTCGGTCTGATGCATAAACAGTTGTGTAAAGATTCGTCAATGTGTCGTCAAGGTTTACCTGATTACGTTGTCACCATGCGTAAACCCGGTGATAATAAAGATCTGATTAGTCACGAAAACGGACTAATCACTTATGCTGGCGAGGGTGATTTACCAGAAGGGAACCCCAGTCACAACACATGGCGCAAATATGCCAGTCCTGTATGGATGGACATTCGCCAAACACACACACTCAATTATCGTGTTGCTCGTGCTGGCAACGATGAGCGTCATATTTGTCCGCTACAGCTGGATACTATTGAACGCTGTATGACATTGTGGAGTAAACCGAATGATGTTGTTTTGTCACCGTTTGCCGGGATTGGGTCAGAGATCTATCAAGCTGTTAAAATGGATCGATACGGTATTGGTATCGAACTGAAAGAGTCATATTATGATTGCGCTGTGTCGAATTGTAATGATGCTGCTGGGATCGAAGATCCGGGATTCATGTAATGCTGAAACCAAGTAACCTGTTTGAATACCAGCGCAAGGCGGTACTACACCAACTCTACCACGATAAGTCAATGCTTTGGCTCGGCTGTGGACTTGGTAAGACGCCAACCACTCTCACCACCATTGACCACCGCATGAGAGCAGGACAGGTTCAGAAGACGCTGGTGTTCGGACCACTGCGAGTCATTCACGCAGTATGGGAGCGTGAGGCTCGCAAGTGGGAGCACACGAAACACTTACGATTCAGTGTGATCCACGGTAACGAGAAGAAGCGACTCAGACAACTGTTCGCCAGTGCTGACATCTATCTCTGCAACTATGAGAACATGGGATGGTTGAGTAATGTGTTGGATCACTATTACATCAGCCAGGGTAAACCGTTACCGTTCCAGATGGTTGTCTATGACGAGATCACCAGGGTTAAGAACTCGAACTCTCAGCGTGTCGCTGGTGGAAACATCACACGTCAGAAGTTATTCGTCAGGAAACCATCGGAGCCGTCTGAACAAGATCTGAAAGGTAAAGGGTTAAAAGGTAAAGCGTTGCGTGAAGAAAAGGAACTAATCACCTCACGCAACATTCAACGGTATCAAGAAATCCGTCAACAGTTTCATCGTAACAAAGATGACATGGTTAATCAAACCGGGGAACTGGTCGTGGTCCCTGAGATAAAAGAAAGGATCATCGGATGGCGTGAGATGGTACAGCATTTCAAATACAGCACAGGCTTGACAGGCACGCCCTCGTCAAACGGTTACATTGATCTCCATGGTCAGTATCTCGTCATTGATAATGGTGAGCGTCTGGGTCAGTACATCAGTCATTATCGTGATTCATATTTCGCTCAAGGTTACGACGGTTGGACGTATGATTTGACCGAGATGGGTAAGAAGTGGATCGAACACAAGATTGCTGACATCACCATCAAGATGGACTCAGAGGACTATCTGACTCTGCCGCCGCTGAAGATCAACGACATCATGGTGGATCTCCCTGCAAAAGTGATGCAGCAATATCGTGAAGTTGAGAAGGATATGTTCACTCGGCTCGATAACGGGACAGAGATTGAACTGTTCAACCGTGCATCTGTGTCAAATAAATGTTTGCAGTTCTGCATAGCTGAAGGTACTGAAGTTCTAACAAAATCAGGATGGAAAAATATAGAAAATATTAAAGCAGAGGATGAAGTGTGGGATGGTTGTGAATGGTCAAGTGTTGACGGTTTAGTTTGCAACGGTTATAAAGAAGTGATAGACTGCGATGGTGTTGACATGACACCAGATCACAAAGTTCTGACTATTTCAGGATGGGTTGAGTCACAGGAGGCTGTTTATGGCAATGCCAGCGGTAGATTTAACAGGAAAAGTGTTCGGCTACCTGGCTGTGTTGAGCAGGTCAGGGACAACAAGTACAAAAAGCAAAAGAGCTACATGGTTAGTGCGTTGCATTTGTGGAAAAGAATTTATAGCTATCGGTCAAAACTTGAGAAATCCAAACAGACCGGGGATAAAGTCATGCGGTTGTCGCCACGGGGAAACAATCTTGAGTGTGACAGGTGGTCACGGTATGACAGGTCACAGAGCGTGGGTTTCGTGGTGCAACATGATATCTCGTTGTCACAATCCAAAAGACAAAGACTATGCGAATTATGGTGCTCGTGGAATAACAGTTTGTCAAAGATGGGAAAACTCTTTTTCAGACTTTTGGGAAGACATGGGTTCAACTTACAAAGATCACCTGATGATCGAAAGAGTGGGCAACAACGGGAACTACTGCAAAGAGAATTGCAGATGGGGAACGAGAATGCGTCAAGTAAACAACAAGAGGACATGTCACTACATCAACACACCGACGGGAAGAATAACTGTGACACAAGCAGCAAGACGCTACAACCTGAACCCTGTGATGATTTTTGCGAGAATAAGATACGGGTGGTTGGAGAAAGATCTTATCCTGCCAAAAGGATCAAGAAGGTCTACGACTTAGTTAACGTTGGTGACAAACACAGATTCACAGTAAGAGGTTCATCTGGTGAAGTCTTTATGGTTCACAACTGTAACGGATCACCGTACAACGAACCAATGAAACCAGAGTGGACAGCGCTGCACGATGAGAAGTTGCAAACACTGGATAGCATCGTTGAAGAGGCTCAGGGTAAGACAATCTTACTCGGTTACAGTTTCAAGTCTGACGCTGAACGGATCATGAAGCGGTACAAGCATTTGAAACCGGTCAACCTCACCAAAGTACCAGCGAAGGATCTCAGCAAGGTGATTGACCAGGGTAACAAGGGTCAGATTAAATTGATGCTGGGGCATCCTGCCAGCCTCGGTCACGGGGTTGACGGGCTGAACGACTTCTGCCACATCATCGTATGGTTCGGTTTGAATTGGAGCCTGGAACTGTACGAACAGTTGATCGGTAGGATTGCATCAGGTCAACGGTTCAAGCAACCGGTGACAATGCACAGGATACTGTGTAACGATACGATCGATCTCGCTGTTGCTGACGCTCTGAGAAGAAAAGACAGTGACCAAGTTGGATTGAAAAAAGCCATCCAGCGATATCGTGACGGGATGCTGGATGGCTCGATTGATTTTATGTGATTAACAATGCTCCCGCATTATCGATACCTATTCGTTTTGTTGTTAACCCATCGGGTGATTTGACAAGAATACCAGAACCATCTTTCAATATTTGCCAGTCACCTGTACCGTTATCACCGATCCAATTAAAGTTGCTACCAATATAACCCATTTTTACATCACGAGCCGCTGTAGCTGCTTCAAATATAGCGTTACCACTGTCACCACGAAGCAATGCGCTCAATGTAGCGTCAATCATCTCTAAAGTTGGGTTACTGTCACGAATAATCAACCCACTGTACTCAGGGTTTATTGTTGTACTTTCATGCCACACACCGCCTTGATAGAATGTATTACCTGGTGCAGCAGAATCAACAGTATTCGATTCAGTACCTGATCCGAAACTGATCGGACCCACAACTGAACCCCCTGCTGTCCAATCGATACCAAGATCGCAACCGTTGATCTCAAGATCGACTGTTGCGTAGATGTTACCCGGTGATGCGAGAATACCTGTCTCACAGTTATTAACGATACACGGGTAAATTGAAATTGCTGCACCGCCTCCTACAGTTCTCGCACCGATGCCACATGATGCCAGTGGTGCTTGTGCAAAATTGATGAATGTTCCAGATCCAGCAGTTAAACCAGATGTAAGACAACCACCGCATGACGTTCTGACAAACTGAATTGTTCCTCCTGCTGTACCTTGATATATCTCAAGAGCTTTAGCGCCACCACCGACATATGAACGGTTCAAGAACATCTCACCATCACCGTACATTCTCAGAACCTTGTCACCAGCTCCAGCCAGAGTAACACGATCATAGGCATAAAACCGACTCCCGTTGTCACGACAGAATATTAAGTCATGCTCTGTACTACCTGCGCCAGAATACGCAATACCAATGTAACGGAGACTGACGCGACCACCGTTCAACATGTTCATGAAACCTTCACGAGATGTACCGTCCCACCCGGTATTCTGAGCAATCAGACTACCTTTGTTGACGACAACCTGATTCGCTGGTAGACCGAATGTTAAAGTGTTATCGAGTACACCATTTGAAGGAAAACCATTTGCTGAATAGATGTCGAACGTGAACGACAACCTATCGCCAGCAATTGACTTGACGATTTGACCACCGTTGACTGCGGCAACGTCGAGAGAACCTTGAGCATTCTGAATACCTATTGGACCACCAACAACAGCACCGCTCGGTAACGCACTGTCAACAACAACAGTTGCTTCAAAAATATCACCAGATACCGCGGCATAACTGATTGAGTTTATCTGAATAAAATCTGCTGTTGATGCCGCACGAATATCAAGTAGTGGTCCAGGTTTAACAACATCAATATAAGTTGACACAGTGTGAACACCATCGGCCAGCTCAATATAAAGTTCTGCGGTTGACGCAACGCTACATGACAGTAACCATTCACTCATCGCTTGAATGTCATCACCTGTCGTTGGGTTACATTGGAGTTTTACAATTTCACCATTGAGCAATAGTAATGGTTGACCAGATGCATAAGCAATATTTGTCGCAGTCAGAGAAGATAGATCCGTTGGAGAATTGTCACCATCTGATCCGAAATCTTCCAAAGTCAAAAACCCATTTACCAGTTTAACCCAGCACCCGATGCCCACCCCGGTTCCCTGTATTGTCAAAAACGCATCACGAGTTGACTTTGTACCGTCGAAACCATCGGTATTATCAGGATCGATAATTGTGGCACCGTTTGCAAGATTCTTGTTTAATTCTTCTTGCCATACGAAAACGCCGCCGCCCTTCATTTCACTCTGCGGTGCTGAGAAAAAATAAGATGACACATTATATAACTTGTCAGATGACGGTGAAGAAACATCAATCAGAGATTTAATGTCATTCACCCGCTCAACAACATCATTTTCAACAAGTACACCGAGTTCCAATGGTGTGACATTTTCCATCCCTTGAAGATCTGATCGCCATCGCAAATATGATTGAGCAACAGGTTCAGGAAGCGACAAAAATTGATCACCGACGAGAGGAAAACTTTCAGACACACGGATGGATCGTTGTAACTGATCCTCCAATTGTTGAATCAGTCGTGTAAGTTTATCAAACGCATTTTCATGAACTTCTGGAAAAAACCCACCCTGCGACTCGAAATCTGTATCTTGTGTTGTTTCGATGTTTGATCGAATATACCATGTGTAATCTGTAGGAAGATTTCCATCTATCCGTGTTATTGTTCCACCAATGTCCAGACCGATACTGTTAACAGTGTAATCAACATCAACTGTTAACTCAGTCTGAACACCTAAATCAGTTGTCTCAAATACACGGATTTCTGATTTATCGGTAATACCAAAATCATAATCATACGTGTCAACCAGACCATTACCGACATACGGTCCAGATGTGATGTTAGTGTTAGGTACTGTCATTATTTCCCCCTATCTGGTCCGAATAATAATTCTCGAACAGTGAACTCTTCACCATCCGCGATGACTTCTTCTAAATGTTCGCTACTGTTCCACGCTTGAGAAACACCAGGGATACCAAACCATGCACCGATTAACTTGCTCGCACCTTTGACTGACCCCTTGCTTAACTCTTCATCGGTCAACAACGCTTCACTGACTTTCGGCGCACCTTTTAAACCTTGCTCAATGATACCCGCGAGCGGTGTCAATTGGAACTTATATTCACCAGAGACACCGTTGACGACATCACGGATAAACGGGACACTCTGAACAGGGTAGAGTGCAAGCCCTGTCAGATACCGTTCCCATGCTGATCGGTCATCGTCATCATCGTCTGACAACTGACCACGCATCGCCATCTCAAACGCTACAGGGATCATGAACAGGAACATTACTTTTGCTGCGAGCGTTGTCGCACTGTAGCGTCCAGCTTTTGTCCCTCGCACCACGTCCCGCTCCATATTCCACAACGAACTGAAGAACGTGAAGAACATGGTGAACATTCTATTCGATTCGCTTTGATTCCGCATGATAGCTGGGAGATCTTTTGTCAGACCCGAACCTTGTACGTTCTCAACAACCCAGTCAGCACGTTGTGTTGCTTTCTTCTCAACAGCATCATTGTAATCAGACATGCTGTTGAAATTCTCAGCGTTCAGATCTACTTTCGCTTCGTCAATCCCTTTATAATATCCAGCGTACCACGACGGTAAGTCAACCATATAAGTCTGCACCAAGGCGATATGCTTCATTGATACTTCTTGAGTCGTTGCCAGTAAACCACGTTTACCTTCGATCTTCTGCATAGCGTTACGAACCTCGCGGTCCATGGTGTTGACTCGGTTCTCCATGATCTTTGAGTTCTCAGATGCGAACTTCCAAGCGTCCTTCATTGTCTGCGGTGATCCGACAACGTGACGCAATCCTCTGTTCGCATACTTTGCACCAACCTCGGCATAAGTGTTACTCAGACCGCTGATCTGAATGACACCGGTTGACGCTTTGAAACCCATCATTCCCAGAGTTGTACCGAAACGCAACCGACGAAGGATCTCTTCAAAGAATGTTTTACTCGGTGCTTCCCGACCATCTTTCGCAATGTCATTGAGCCATGGTTTGATCTGACGATACTCATCGCGCCCAATCTTTGAAACAATCTTATCTGAGATCTCAGGGTCATTGGTCAGCTTGTGGATCTGTCGCACTGAATCAAAGTGGGTGATGTAGTGGATCACCTCTTGAATGTGATTCGGTACCACGTCAAGACTGAATCTGATCGGCGCGAAATACTGAGTCCGTTCGATCTTCGCACCAGTGTCGGCAGTCGGTTTGATAAACCCACCATCGCCAAACATCGATTGAGTTTGTTCGTCAATCTTATCCTGGGTGTCGGATGCTCGTTTGCTGCGAAGCGGATCATATTTAATCGGGTAGTAACCACCTCGGAACTCTCCGAACGATGTATCAACTTTCTGAGCGTCCACCTTCGCTAGTGTCAAGCCGCTGGTCTTCTTGTGGACCTCTGCCATCAACGGGAATAGTTCGTCGATCTGACGCCAGATGAGGTCCACCAGTTGCCAGTCTGACTCACTCATGTGACGTAGTACCGCTTGCAACTGCGGGTTGTTGACAGAGATCTCTTCATCGGTTGCATCTGGTGTGACCCAACCTTCACCCTTGAGCATCTTTTCAAGGTTCGATCTGTTACCGGTGTTCAGCGCAACACTGATTAATTGATGACCGAACAAGTGATCGTCAATCTCAGGGATGAACAGTTTCGTGTTATGACGACGCACATCCTCTTTGCTGCGACCATTGATCGCGTCCATAACCTTTTTACCGACCTGGTTCCACAATCGTTGCTCCTGCTGTGTTGCATCGGTGATCGGCTGGATCATCAGATCATGTGACAGACCGATGCGCTCCCCACCATCGAGCCACGACGCGAGGAACGGAATCTTCGTCATCTGTGAGATGGACCAATTGAATTTCTTGACCACGCCCCCGGTTACAATGTCAGCGCGGGATGCTGTGAACTTATCCGGCAAGTTGTCCAGATGATCAAGCCACTCTTTCTTGACTTCCTGAAATTCGATCAACTCTTCTTCACGTTTGATCTTATTGGCGAACCGCGCAACATGGTCCAGGTTCTTCAATGAATCGCGGACACCTTTCAACTGATCGAAAGGAATCTCTTTGTAGTGCATCCTGAAAGTTTCAGCCAATACCTCTTTGGTGAGCTGGATGTTGTCACCATCCTCAGCCCGTTGAGCCGCCCATGTTTCAATACTGTCACGCTTTTCCTGTGCCGCTGTAACGCTGCCTCTGAATTGGAACCGGGCAAGGATGCCGTCGATCTGGTCAAGATACCCGTTGCCAGCTTTCGCCAACGCAGTGCGAGCAGTTTTCTTGCTGAACTTACGGGTGAACCTGACGATCTTCTCACCTTCCAACTGAGCGTCAACCGCTGATCGCCACAGGTAGAAGTTCATCGCCTGTTGAGTCTTAGCGCGTAACGCCGCACCGCGGTCATTGTTGTCCATCGCGCTCTGTGCCGCCTGTGCTGCTTTGATTTCAGCCCTACGATACTTTGCCGGTCGAATCTTGTTCAGTGGTAGACGACCGATGTTCTCAGCAGCAAGTTGCTTGATTGTAGCCCGGTCAATCGTTGGACGTTGCTGACCTTTTGCGAGCTGCTTCATCTCTTGCAGGATCGCCCGGCCACGCTCCTCATTGTGAGCAGCATCATGAGCCTGTTCGTCAAGAGTACCGTCGTTGAGGATGTCACCATGCTCAACCTTCATCTCAGCTTCAGCTTGCTCGTTAGCAACTTCTTTGATCGATCGAGCGTCAAGGATATCGTTCAGCATTTCACTGCCTGAATTGTAACCGAGGAATGCCGCCGCATCGTCTGGTGTGACACCGCCAGCACCAGTGACAGTCATGTTCCTGAACGCTGGTGGAATCTTATCAACTCCGAGCATGTTCCGTACCATGACACGATCCATCTTGATCTGACTTTCCTTGTCACGGAGCTGACCGATTGCACGATACACGCGCTGATTGATCAACTCTTCAGTGATACGTTCAGCACGTTCAGCCTTTTCATCTTTCCACCATGACTCTGTTTGCCTGGTCAACTCTTTCAGAATCTTGTCACGTAGAGTCTCGTTAGCTTTGTCAGTGGATGACTGAGCTTTTTTCTGGTACGCTTCAAACGCTTCCTCAGTCATCCCTGCCATTGCTGCATCAGTGAACAGTGGTTGGTAACGGTTGACAGCTTCAGCCGTGTTGATCTGATCCTCAGTTGCCAGCATCCGGTCAAGGACTTGACGCATCTCGTCATCCAGGTTGACCCGCAAATCACCGCGCATCTTCCGATACAGATCAGTCAACCATCGAGCAAACGCCCTGAACGCCTCCCGCAGTTCCAGAGATGGAGCTTTACCTTCCATCAAGTATGTCTCGAATCCACGCGCAAACTGCTCATGTGTTGCTCTGATGATTGCGCTGTTGATCTCATCTGCTCCTGCGCTACCTGTGTCGATGAACTGGATAATGTGGTCACTGCTGATCAGATCTTCAGAGATCCCCGCTTCCTGTTTCAGATAACGGTTCGCCTCTTTCGCCACTTCACCAGCGTTACGCTTGAACCATTCATTGATTGGTGACATTCCTTCAGGGTTGAACTGCTTTTCCATCTCAAGGAAGAAGTGAGCAGACTCGTGCAGGAATGTTGACATGTCACTGGCTTCAGTGAGTCGGATCAGGTTCGTTTCAGGATCAAAGAAACCTCGTGCTTCTTGTCTGAATATGTTCGGGTCTTCAATCGCGTCAACCTCTGCTTGAATTAGATCAACAAGCTGCCGATCTACAGCATCAAGCTCTAACAGGTCTTTAGCTGCTGTTAACCTGTCAAAATCATCTCTTGCTTCGATCAAGTCTCCCCATAACAATTGTTCTTCTTCTGAAACTTGTCCGACCAACGGTGAGCTTATTTCAAACAATTCCGCGTCAATGTCTGCTTCTTCTGCGGCAGCTAATCTGTGTGTTCCAGTTATTGCTTGTTCGTCAACTACAACAATTGGTCTACCCATCCAACCATTCTTACGCATATCGTCAGCAAGAATTCTGATCTTGTCGAAATCCCTGACTTCGTGTAATGTTTCAATCCCTTCTTGAGACAAACCTTCAACACGTTCAGCAAGCTCAACCTGTTTCTCAACAAACGGCCCCTCAATCGCCAGACCAGACTCAGTGTAAACCTGCTGCACTGATTTACCGGTGCGCTCCGACATGACAGCAGCCCACGCCGGGATGATCTGTGCTGAGATCTTAGCAACCTGATCGGTGACACGTCCGGTGTCGATCAACTGTTGCTTAACCGATTCATAAACCTGCTGCGACTCCTGGAACGTGTCAGCGTTGCTTTCAGCTTCACTCATCAACGACGCAACATAGTCACGATGCTCGACTGATTCAGTCTGCGACTCGAACGGTGTGAGTGAGTCAGCACTGAGTCGCATGTGGGGGCGCAGCGCGTCAAAATGATCACTGTCAGCCACATTCGCAACAAAGTCAGGTATTGGTATCAGAACGTCACCACCGAGCGCAGCAGCGTCATCTATCTGCTCTGCGATGAACTTAAACGCCGGATCTTCTACAGCATCAATGTCATTCTCTTGTAAATACTCTTGCAACCGTTCAGCAGGGACATAGACAACATCGTCCTCTGTTGATGCTTGCTCGACAAACCGACGCACGTCATCCCGGTTACGTTTGACCGCTTTACTGTTCTGAGAGATCTCGGCAAGCTCATCAATCTTACGCTGTTCAGCGATGTTCTGAGTCTCAGCCTTGACACCGTTGATCGCAACAGTTGTCGCTGTGCCGAATGCACCGATGACAGCCGACGCCCTGGCGCCTTCAACCGCTGATTCAATTACACCATCGAGAGTGTCAACGCTGAACACGTTATCGAGAACCTGATTAATATCCTGCTCTGTGAATGATTCCTTGTCGGCGAACTTCGCAAACTCACCAAATAGAGTTTGAGCGCCTTGTTGTAAACCCTCGGTGATACTCTCGCTACCGACCATCACCGCATAATTGCGACCAAGTTCAATCAACTTATCCCGTGCTGTCTTACTTCTCAGGACGTTCTTCACTCGTTGCTTGAGCATGCTGTTGAACAGCTTCTTTGATCCGCTGAACACTTTACCAACTTTACTGAGTGAGAATCCTTCCAGTGCTGCGGCAACAGTACCGTAAGCGATTGACGCATACGCTGCTGTCTGCTGGTCGATCTCGTTACCGTCTTCATCTTTGAACCGGCTGAACTCGTCAAATGAGCTGCCAGTTTCAAGATCAAGAACCTGCTTCATCACGGACGCTCGTGCAACAGGGACCATGCTGCGGATACCGAGCAGACCACCAGCCACCGCCCCCGCTGGAACTGTGACAATCTCCTCCGGTGCTAACGCCTGTGGTCCCAACTGACCGCCGACAACCGCAGCAGTCGCGCCAGCAGCAGCACCAGTGACAAGACCTTCAGCCAATCGACCAGCGCCAGCGTTCGCCATTGCGATGTAATTGGGGATCTGTTCGGATGCAGCACCAACAGCTTTGAAGAACTGTCCCTGGTCATCCTCGTGAGTGATTGCTGTTTGGAGATTATGCAGATGATCAACACGCTCTATCTCAGATTCAGTCAGCGGTGTTCCACCAGGTATACCGATCAGATTATAGACGTTACGCGCTTGCAGACCACTCAGTTCGACATTGACCTGACCACGCTCAAACCGACTACCGAGATAATTACCTTTCTCACGCAACCACTGTTCCACCCCGGTGAACGTGTCAACGTCATCATGGAATTGTGACGCGATGCTGTGATCTTCAAAGAATCCAGCAGTGACAGAGAAATCCCGCGCCATCGCATTGATGTCTAATTTATCAAATGCTGCTTGCTGCTTGAACTCCTCAAGACTCGGTGCAACGATTGGAGCAGGAACACCAGACTGGTTACTGAGTCGCACAGCTTCAGCGTACTTATCTGGATTCTGCTTTGTCGCGTCGAGGAATGTTGCACGAAGGGGGGCGTTCGTGGATGGTTCCAGAGTTGCCGTGAAATCTACATCGGCAAACACCTGATCAAAGTTAGTCGGTGATGGTTCAAAAGTTGGAGATGATAGTGTTTCTTGAATCGGCTGATCAGGAACAAGATCAACATTTTCAGATTCAAGAATATCAAAAGCCTTATCAAAATCACTCATTCTAAGATCCCTGCTCTCACTGAGGCTTGGTAAAGTCTGACAATGTTTTCAGAGCTGACCGACATTCCTCTTGTTCTCAACTCTGATGCGAGAGTGTCAAGATGTTGTGAAGGAACGTCTTCAATACCCTGATCCTTTTGCCATGTTACACCAAGGAATGATTTATCGATAGCTGCTTTTTTGGTGAAACTGTTACCAACGTCACGAATCTCAGCTTCAGTCAACTTGGAACCTTTAACATCTTCAGCAGCGTTGAGTTCATCAGTGAACACCTGATAGATTTGATTGACGAACTCAGCATCTTTTTCAGGTTTAATTCTGCGACCAAGGATCTGTTCAACTGTAGACTTCATTATCGCAGATGTTGACTGAATGCGAGTTGTTTCAGTGTTCTTCCGCCCACCACGGGCTGACAGTATTGCTGATGTCAACTTGGTCCGGTCAGTCCTGTTCAGGTACGAGTAATGATCAAGCGGATCAACCTTTGACAATTGATCAGGTGGTAAGCTCATCACGTCAAAGAATCTCGCCTGATCAGTGATGATCTGTTCTCCTGTGACAAATTCTTCCTCAGCTCTCATCAGAGAGTCACGACCATTCGGACCGATAGCTTCCCAGATGTCCAGCGGAACGTCACCAGTCTTCTTTTTACCGGACGAAATATCAGCATCCCAACTGTTGACTTGTTCCTCTGCGAAGTCTTTCCTAGCTCGCTCATCAACAGTGAACTGGTTGTTAATTTGACGCTGGATCTCTTTACGCCGGTCAGGGTCTTCTTCTTGTCGTGCAACAGCGAGCATGTCTTTCAATGGTGCCCCTGCTGAATAGATCTCAAACACTCGACCATTGACATACTGTTTATCGGCTTCTTTTCCCAGCTTCTCATTGAGTCTGACAGCCTCGCTACCCTCAAGCATATCGCCTTGAGTTTCCATCAGGTCGTTGGCGTTCTCAAGATCACCTCGCGACAGAGCACCATTGATCGCGTTACTGATGAACGATGACCTGAACGATTCAAGATCTCGCGCTGTGACTTCATCGCCTACCAGCTCACGACGATCCTGAATAGCTAACTCACCGAGCGAAAGATATGTAGCCAGCTCTTTATCGTTATTGTAGTACAGATTGGCGTTCTTGAGAGCGTTCTGTTCTTGAGCTTTACTGGTGGCGAGCATCCATGTTTCTTGACCCTTTGACGCATGACGCAAGATCGACGCTCTGTCACGAGTAACACGCACCGCTGCGGCACTTTGAAACATCGCGGCAGCTTGAGGATTGAGTTCTTTGGAGTAACGAGCAACCATATCGTCAAGATTCCTGGTTGCCGCTTCCGCACTATCGAGAGCTGTACGACCTTGAGTATTAAAGTAACCGTCATTCGGATTGAAGAACATTTCGTTCTTCTCGTTGTCAAACGCCAGCATTGCATTTTCAGCAGCGGAACGGTCACGCTGCTGTTGGAACTGTTGCAGACCTTTCGTCAGGTTCGTCAACCCGGACGCAAGCGCACGAGTGCCAGAACTCACATCAGCAACCCGCGCACGCGGCTGCTGGGTAACTGGTGTTCGAACCGTTGGTGTAGATACTCTCGGTACTTGAGGCATTATGTACTCCCGAAGTTAAACCATCGTGACGCTACAGCAGTGTTACCACCTTGACCCGCGAAACTCCCCGATGTTTGTCCTGACAAACTGAACTGACTACCCTGAGTTGTTCCGGCTACCGCGACACTACCTGTATCTTGTTTCGGAGCAGACCCGGCAAGAGATCCAGCAGCCCCACCCAATGAACCAATGGTGCTGAACACTGTACCGACAGCAGCAAGTTTACCCTGTTTCAATGCGAAGTCACCAGACGATTCAGTCAGCTCAGCCCTGGACTCAAGTGCTGTCGCTTGCTCTTCGCCAGACTCTCTGATCCGCATCGCGTTGATTTCACCGATGAGAGCGGTATCTTCCTGGATCTGTAACGCTGTGCCGAAATCGATATTTGCACCACGCGAAGCAAGGACGGCGCGTTGACGAGAGATTAACTCAAACGCTCGCTGACGTTCCTCATTCTCCTGAATTCGCGCCTCGTTACGAACTTCTACAGCTTGGTTGCGGTCAACAGCAGCGTTGTAATCTGCAACATCCTTTTCATACCGCGCTTGGTCAACCTGACTCTTCGCAGTGACAGCACCGGCGATGATGACGGCTGCGTAGTACACGGCTGCATAACACATATCAACCTCTCTCCATGTGGAACCGCATAAAATACTCACCTGAGTTGATAAACAACACAGGATCATCCATTTGAAAACCCATTCTTTTCAACCAGTTAACACTGACACGGTTCTTCACATGTACATAGTTTTCCAACATTCTATACTTTTCCAACATAATTTCCAAGACTTTAGGAACGTCTGTCATGAAATGTTTACGATATTTCAACGCTTCATCGCATCCGAGCAACCATGGTACACCGATATCAGTCACTAGTGATTTTGATGATATGCCGAAAATGACAAGCGGTACACCATCGGGAGACACCGCTGTAACAATGTCGTCTGACTTCCTGACACCGAGCATCAGTGAGTCATAGGGGTTGTGACCGGATGCAGCGTACACTTCATCACGGTCAGCCTGACGCATGTTATTAGCGACGTAAGCAACATCGAAAATGTCAGTATGTTTGAAAGTTAAATTAGCCACCTATATCGAACTCCGGTGTGATGGTCAGTATTGACATGGGTAACGGATCAAGCTGACGGATTGCAACTTTACCGTCATCGTTCCAATCTGGTGATATGGTGATGCGACGTTCATTCGTTTTCAACGCGATAGTGTTGTAACTATCAGAATCGAACCGGGGTTTAATCTCAATCAGATTATCTGTGTCGGGTCCAACCCATCCACCTCGTGACTTCTGGAACCTTATCGCAACTTCAGCGATACTCTTCTTACGCCCCTGAGTTGACTGTTCAGCGGAATCAATCCCCAGCGTCACGATGTCGGATAGGTATTGTAAACCGACATGAACGATTGATGCTGCCCGTGGTAATGTGATCGACCCGGACGATACTGTCAAGTCTCTAACCACGTTGCCGTCTGCCAGTGTGATGACTGTCTCACCTTCAAGGTGGTCAAGTCCTGTCAACACTGTCACAGGTGAACCATTATAACTCAACCCACTGTCAACATAGAATGAGTTTTCAGAGACATCATTGTATCGTTTCTCAAGTCGCTCAATGTACCGAACATCTGAACCGTTGATCGTGCGTTTCACCACGAAATAAGTAGCATCACGACCATCTTCAGCAATCGACGCAACTGACTCATACTGACCGTCAGTATCGTGTCTATGCCACGCCCAAACCTTATGCTCTTTCTGGTAAGTCAATCCGATCAAAGCACCGTCATCCATTACACACCACAGAACACCGAAGGGATCTTTCGAGTAATCCATATCAACGATACTACGACCTTCAAACAGATGTTCAGCCATGATTGACACATCGTTGCCAGAATACCTGGCACTCTCTATCGCGTAGTTCAGATCGAAGATCTTACCACTCTTCTCGCTGGCAAACAGTATCGAATCGTTGATAATCGCTGGTCGAACTTTACTCGCCCCAGTATATGCTTGAGGTTTTGCACCGATGGTGCTGGGAGTCAGAACAAAGTCTTGACCCTCGGTTATCCTGTAAGCGTTGCCAGACGTTAACAGAACCAGATCCTCAAGCGAGATGATGTGACGGATCTCGTTGACTTGACGACTGTTGATGGTGAATGTAATACCGTCATCATCCCGCGTCGGTGTTGAGAACCTGAGTGAATTGAAGATACCAGACTGTGTTGCAAAGAACGTCTGAGGATTGTTGTCAGTATTGGCAAACAACCGCCGTTGCTGGTAATAACCCACAGCACCTACGTAATTGTTTACCGAGCTGATAGGAACATTCTCTTCCGGTGGTGTTCTACTTGTGTCTGGTCCGATGTTATAATCCTCAAATATTGGGTTCTTTGTTTCACCAATGAAACCATAAGTGCCTGTACCGTTTGCGACATCTTTGTAAACCGTGTAAAATTTAGCACTGATTACAGAATCCCACGCCAACCGTATACCAGCTGTTTGCGTTAAAGATTTTGTGCGAAGAAATTGCTCACTTGATTGTAATGATTCCACACCGTCTTCATCTGTTGCTGTGATGACATAACGGTAAGATTTATTAAAATCACCTTCGCCAGACCCGGTTGTTTGGATCGCCGCATTAACTTCAGCAACACCTCCCGCAGTGTAAACTCCGAATGTCGTTGTATCCTCATTAAGTTCAAAAGTCGTCGTTGTCAGCACTGTGATTTTATAGAAATTACCATTCAACTCCGTCATACCGTTAACGAGCGAAATTGATACAGTATCACCAGTTGAGAACCCATGATCGGTCGTAGTTGTTACAACCCCGTTTACGGCATTGGTTACACCACTGATGTCAGCAGACACTGCGGTAGACCATGTGGGAATTGTACCAGATGATGCGAATGATATTTCAGTGAGAGTCCATGCATCGTGATCCGTTCTTGTCAGATCACGAGTCGCATAGTTGCGGTGAGCCAGAGTCATCGTGTCAGCAGACTGCACAAAGTTGATATCAAAGATGTCATCCTCTGAGTAAGGTGTAGCAATCTCAAATATCGCAGGACCGACACCATCGAGAACGTAACCCCCATCCCTGATGACACGCATCACTTGATGACCGAACTCAAGGATGTACGTTTGCTCAGTGTTGAACTCAAACGGGATCACACGAGTCTTTCTGGTCGAATCCTTGACCTCACCGATGAACCGCATCCCTGGTCGATTGTGGACACCGCCTTGCGCCCTGACGATGAAGTTACGACAGGTATCAAGACCAGTGGTGTACCGAGCAAGATCGACACGCTGATGGAGTGAAGGGTCAAGTTCACCAGATACAAAGCTGCGAAGCGTATTCTTCATTTACATCCTCGCTGTGACGAGTGCTGGGAGTTTCCGTTTCGGACGACGTGACTCATTCATGCTGGCGGATATCGCAGCACTGATTGATTGAGCATACATCACCGACGCATCTTGTCTCATTGCTCTACCTATGTCTCCACCCATCACGGGTACAGCAATGAGCATTGCCAAGTAATGTGACAACGCTGTGACCAGTAGCGGATCAAACAGCGCCACGTCAACATCAGCAGTGTAAATTGCGTATGCTTCATTTTGGTCCGTTACGATGATCCGACCATCACCGCCGTGTTGAATCTCAAACGGAACCGATAATTCAGGTTCGATGAACTCAGCGATGAACCGACCACGATTGGCAAGTTGATCGTCTTGTTGTGATTTGAAAGCGAAGTCACCTGTGACAATCTTGAGGTTCAAACAGTCACCAGGGTACTGGTATGTGAATACCCAGTGGAGAGGTGTTTCTGATCTGAGTTGCAGTGGTGCAACTTTTCTCGCAAACTGCCAGTCATTGTCACGTAGGACAAACTGACGAGCAGTGTCAAAGTGCAACTTACACTGTTGCGCTTCAACACTACCCTCAGTCAGCGAGTTGATACTCTTACCACGGACGCTGGCTAAAGCTCTGTTGCATACTTCAATAACATTCGACATAACCAACCTCCGTTAATTGTTATAGCACAAGTGGTGAAAAAGATCTGACTACAGCTTTAAAAACATGGTCTTTTGCTTGTTGCTCTCTCGGTAACTGTTCGTAAGGGACAAAACAAGGATGCTCTTTCTTTTCTGGATCTTTTACTTCACCGTATTTCCAACCATCGCGTTCTTTTTCCGCTAACCAACTGTCATGACTCGCGCTAGCTGGTGCGTCAGGGTTGTCAAGATTGAACTCAACTCCAACCATCGCACTATCTTTTTGCCATTGTGGTGACTCATCCCATGATACTTGAGACAAGTCACCCAGAGCTTCACACAACGCTTTATTAATTTCATGACAAACTCTAGCTATGTATTCTTTTTTGATCATAACCACACCTCGTTACAGTGTTTGAACGCCGTCCTCATCACCCATGAACGAATCAACAGTGTCATTCGGTTCAGCAGTGTTCTTTTTCTTAGGGTCTTCCTTGACCAGCTCCAACCACGAAGGCATCTCTTTCTTCGGAATCGGTTTTGATGTCACCACGGGGTCATGCTTGCCGCCCGGCTCACGCAATACGCCGCCAAAAAACCCTGGTGACTTTACTCGATATTTAGGCATCTAATCCTCCTAAGTTAAAAGGAGCAGAGTTGCCCCTGCTCCTCTCACAATTAAGCGCCGGTTACGTTGGTCTGATTACCCATGCTGATACCAGCAGTGATTTGACCTTCAGTCGGGTCAGTCCCGACGACAGTGTAACGAACACCAAGATAACGACCCTCTGCGCCATTCGGTACATACTGCATGAATGTCTGTTTCCCTGCCACCAGATCAGCGAGCAGGATTGATTCAGTGTTCAACACAGTACCAAGAGTACCAGCGACATCGCCAGTCTCAAGGGTGACAGTCAGACTGGTCAGAGTGTTGAATGCTTCTGTGACCTGAATCAGAATCGGAATCGGGTTACCTTTACCGATGTCACCATTCAGAGCAGCAGCGGCGTCATACGGAGTTCCACGAACACCGGTGTCAATGACGTTGGTCGATAGCGCGGTAGCGGTAATCGCCTGATCATCAGAGAACAATTGTTGAGCAGATAAAATCATGATGTTTCTCCTTTAAATTGAAGCCGGGTTTCCCCGGCTCATTGATTAGACTACGCGAGCCTCAGTGTTGATCAGAGAGTCAGTCTCACGAATCGGAATACCACGGTAAGTCATGACCTCTTCACCTTGGATCTCCATCGGCTTCAGTCGAACGAAGCTATCAGATGCTCCGGCATTGGTTGCCAGTGCATCCAGTGCTTCAAGCACGTCGCGGTTACAGTAGATGGCAGTGTTACCACCAGCGACACGACGAGTCTGGAGACGGTAATAAGCGTTACGCAGGAAGTCATACAGTGCGACACTACCAGCCTTCATCAGACTTACATCGATATTGGCAACGCGGGAAACGTAACGCCAGTCCTTAACAGCAAGACCCACGTTCCAAGTGAACTTTTCCTCTTCGACGTAGTAAGGGTTACCATCACCATCGGTGACACGTTGCTCACCTTTGTCTTCACGCTGAACACCGGCCTGAGTACCTTCAGGATAGAGTAGATGACACTGATTATCACCCCATGTTACGAACCAGATCGAGGTGTTATCAGAACCAGTACCACCAGCGTCGATGATCTGACCACCGTTAGCAGCACCGAGGTCGTTGAAACGTGGAGCCAGACCCATGAACTGCTCAGGATCAGATGCAGAGTTACCGTAAAATGTTTTCGTACCGACTTCTTGAGCCATTGCTTCAAGATACGCTTGAGCTTCAGACAGACGTAACGCGCCAGCATTCTTTGACAGGGCGAGTACACGCTTGTCAACGGTTGACAGACCTTCAACGAATCCGGTGGTGTCAGTGACCTGAGCCTTGGTGCTCTTGCTCTGTTCGATACCCTTGTACAACTTACCCCATGTTACAGTGGGTAAACCAGTGCGGACAGTGTGAACGTGATTGGTTGATTGGTTACACTCCATCGCCAGAGCGTCATCGAGGATCGGAGTCATCTGACTCAACATCTCGATTACTTCTGCGATGGTTCCATCAGGGTTCTGGTTTTTGTAGACATCAATCAGGTCTACAAACTTCGATCCGAGAATTGCCATGGTGTTTCTCCTTAGTTATTGGGATAGAGTCGTTTGACAATATCCGTTGATTGCGCCGTTGGTGACCCGCTGCCAGGGTTGTCTTCCTTCGTCAGATTACCGATCTTAACGAACATCCGTACAATCTCAGGATGAGAACCAGCACCAGAGTCAGCGAGGAACTTGGTCAGCTCAGGTGTACCGAACTTGTCAACAGCCTCTTTTGCAATGGCGAGATTCTTGTCAAAGTTATCGCCGCCGATTTCCTTATCAGCTTTGATCCCTTTTTCCCATCCAGCAATCGTTTCATTGAACTGAGATGTCTGACATTCCGTAAACTTCTGAACTGATTTAGCCTGTAGATCGACAAGTTTCTGGGCTTGCTCTTGATTCAGCTTGAGTTCCTTGAACAACGGAACAGCTTCACCGAGTAAGTCAGAATCAACTTCGATTCCTTCCGGCATGTCAAAATCAGAATAGTTTTCAGGAACCTCGTCAGCTTTCTCTTCGGGTTCGTTAACCGTGGTTTGATCATCTGTCGTCACATCAGGTTGATCGGTGGTTTGATCATCTGTCGTCACATCAGGTTGATCGGTGGTTTGGTTGTCCACAGCAGCGTCGTCTGCAATAACGGGATCAGCCATTTGAATTCTCCTTTAACATTGTTTGATATGATCCGGGGGCGTGAGTCATGATTTCATTGAGAATCATCAATCCCTGGTTACGCCCACCTTCGTTGAAAATCGTTTGATTACTCTGACCACTGAACGAGCAACGGAACAACCCGGCTCGCTGCAAAATTCTATGAACAAACCGACGACCAGATTCATCGGACATGATGTTGATAATGTCCTGTTTCTCTTGATCAATCAGTTGCTTTTGCTTATTGCTTGACATTTTCAACCCCTGCCTGACGCATAAACGCTGTCAATGCGTTCTGACCCTGAGTATCTGTCTCAGATAACGTCTTAGCTGAATCAACCAATTGAGGCGCAGCCAACGCAGCCTGTTGATCCTGTTGCGCCTGAGCTTCCGCAGCAACAGAGTCATTATAATCGTCATCACTAGTGATGAGATCCGGTGACACACCAATCGCTTCAGCGTATTCGTCAATGCTTTTCGGCACGTTGAACTTGTGACGAGCTGAAGGGTCAAGCTGCGAGATGTTACCCACATAACCGGCAACTTGTTCAATTGCACCAATTGACACCATGCGTTGAGCCTGAGCAAGTACAGAGATATATTCAACTTTGATGTTCTGTTCACTCAGCTCTTCAGGGATCTCACCGAAGATACCGGTCTGGATACCGATGTTAAATGTGCGGTCAATCAGAGGATCAAGTAGCTCGTTATGAATACGCTCAAGAACCGGACCCAACATCAACAGTTTTTCCTCGTGACGTTCAGCAATCTCACGCGCTGTAATCTGCCGCCTGTCGCTGTTCGCAAGCATCAAGAACAGATCGACGTAATATGCTTTCTCAATCCGATCCTCGACCTCTTTGATATCCTGAATATGGAAGTCAATGCGAGGCTGAACTTGATAAGCTGGTTTCAGTAAATCCCCGGCGTTCGAATCAACGAAACTGATCTCACCAGATGGTAGACCGTCAACCAAAGCGTTACGCATTGTCGAGGGGGCGATGAGATGAGGATCAACCATCTTCTCGATAGCTTCATACTTCATCTTTTCAGAAAGCTGCAACGCCTTACTGTCACCGAGTGCATCCATACCCGGGCACGCTACACCGTAGACATCTTCCCCAGTGACTTCCCAACGTGGAGCCATGATGGGGAAATCATCGAATCCGCTTTCGAGCAGGAACTTATCTTGTCTATCTGCTTTCTCGAAATAGATAGACCTGAATTTCTTATCCTTGGCCAAGGGACTAAAGCTGTCACGGTTGTCATTGGGTTCAACAATATGAATAACGTCGATCCACGCCTCAGTGTTGCCGGTATCCCATTGACGCTGAACCTCGTTACTGCATTTATCATAACCGAACTTCTTGACAACCTGACCAACGGACAATTGATACTCACGCGCCCATGTGTCAACCTGATCCTTACCGTTCAGACCAAGGAAGTAACTACCAACAGTGTAAGGCTTACACCTGATCACGTTATCAAAGTCGTCAAACACACCGAGTGACGATGTACCGAATACCCCGAGTTCCTGATAAACAACATGCAGTGAATTGTAAAGATTCGACTGATTGAAGATCTCACGCATAATACGCTCAACACGCATCAACCATGCTTTGACGTTGGGGTTGCCCATCAGATCTTTGTTATTGAGTGCCAGCTTGAACCACGGACGCGCAGGAGATGTGATACCTGCCATCATGCCAGATGCCAATGTTCTGACAGCACGACGAGCAGTATTGTTGAGTTGTTTGGTGTTACGTTTGTGACCCTTGTTGCGGTCAGACACAAGGAACCGCCCCCGGTGAGCAAGCTGATAGTCACTCAGCTCTCTCCACCATGGGAAGAAAGATGACCGCTCAGAACGCAGCAATTCAACCCGTTTCAGATATGACTGCTTACGAGTAAACGATCTGAGTGCTTTATCTGAATCGGCCATGTCTTAACTACCTAACAAGGTTTTCTGTTGAGTTGTCGCAGGTTGATCCAGACCACGAGGACCGGTCAACAGTGTGCCACCAGCGGTTTCACCACGCTTCTTCTGAATCTCTTCACGAAACGCACCACCGGCTGACTGCTCAGGTGTCGGTGCAGGTGTCGGTGCTTCAGGTAATGCTGCTGGTTCTCTCGGTGCGCTTCCGCCTCCACCGCACATATCATACCTCCTGTGTGAATAAACTACTCACAATCTAATCTATCTAACACACTACGTCTACCTTTTTTCTCAGGTACACCTCTTGATGTGTGAATTTCTTTCTTTGGAACAACAAGTTTCGGCACATGTTCAGCGAAAGTCAGAGCCAGAGCATCAGCCCAATCGGGTGAAGCGAGGCCACGTTTCTTCATATCTTTCTTACGCTCAAGCATCAGTTGCTCTTTTGCATTGTGACCATACTCACGAGTCGTCAACTCAGTTTCGAGAATCGGACTGTTCTTGATCGCACCACCAGTGAACAACCACTGGCGCATTCGACCCCACATCTCAGCAGCCCGATTGACATAAGTCCGATCATCAGCAGCACTCTCACCGAAGCCAACATCAAACGCGTTGTAACCAAGCTGGCGTAGACGATCTGCAATAGGTCCACCCATCGCCCCCGAATCACAAAAGATTGCATCAGGTTTATGTCGTTGCAGTACATCGCTGAGTTTGCTGATCAGCTTCATACTGTCGCGCACCTTTTCACCAGGGATGCGATACGTCATCTCAGACTTCGCATCAAAGCCGCGACGGAATTGAATCATCACATTATCAGACCCACCCCGGGCAAGGTCAATGCCACAGATCAACGGATCATCAGGATAATACGGAACGTCGCGCCTCTGAGCAACACTGACGATATCGTTAGGGATATATTGCATGTCGCTAGCTTTAGGGAACCGACCCAACACACGAACACGGAAGAAGTCAGAATCCTCGCCCCAGTCCTTGCGCCATACTTCAATCTGCTTCTTGTTGGTCATCTTCGCTGTGCGACTGTCGATCTGTTTCGTTATCCAGCGATGTTTCTGACCATGGAATATCTCGTGGAATGCACCGCTGTTACGAGTAGGGTTACCGAAGACAAAATGCATCGGTTCGCCGTCGGTCTTACCACCCTCAGCGACCTCGTAAATCTTATCAGGAACAGCAGACCCTTCATCAAACAGATACCACGGTGTTGAGTTGGCACAGTGCAAACCAGCGAATGATTCACTGTTCTCTTCACGACAGGTCTGAGCGTCAACACGCCACGTCTCAGAGTGACCGTGACGATATATCGACATGTTACCGCGTCCGTTGTTATACTCAAACCAGTGACCGGTCAGGCACATCTTGCGCCATTTACCCAACTCACCCCATGTCTTTGTTCGAAGCTGATCAGATGTATTAGCTGTGACTACACCTTTGCTGTGTGGCCGGGTAGATGCGATGAACAGGATGATCCACGCAGACATGGCTGACTTGCCAATACCGTGCCCTGACGCAATGCCGAACTGAATCGGGTCAACAGGTGTAAACCCGTCGAACCCTCGATCTTTGATCTGAATTCCCCATTCAGTGAGCAGATCAACCTGCCACTGATCAG